AATTGAATACCTCCATTCTCAGTATTCGTATTTTCAGTCACTATTATAACAGTTAAAAATGCCTTGGTCAATATTTACGGATTGTTTTTGCAGTTTTTCTGCGAAATTTATAAATAAATTCTTTCTCAGCCATTTTTCGCAAAATGGTTATCATACTATGCTGAATTGGAATCCGAGCTTCCAGTTTGCAAGTTTAAGTTCTGATTTAGCTAATCGCTTGCATAAGTAAATTCTGGCAAATCAAAATATCATGATTTTTATGGAAGTTAGTTTTGCAAAGTTCTTCAAAACTGGAATTTACTATTAGAAACAAGTTGTTTTATGCTTCATATGCTGATATTCTTTTTTTGAGATCTTAATCCTCTGAAAAAAGAGTCACGTTAAGCGGAGGTCGAATTTTATTTCTTTTTTCGCAAGATTAAATTCCACCCCTCATTCGGTTCAGTATTTCTTCCGAATGGCGCTACGTTTCTTATTTTTTCAGTAATAGAGGTGTAAGGTTAATCTCGTTAGCGGGAATGGATTTTATTCCTAACCATACAACCAGTCAAATATTTCTGTAACGGACTTGGCGGTATTGTTATCACGGATAAAAGCAAGCATTGTCCTATATTTAACCACTAAAAATTGGGTGAAAACGGCTCTCGTTTGGTCAAATCAAGTCAAACTATATCAGCCCGTTTAGGTATAAGAAAACCCCGGAAAACCTTGATTTTCCGGGGTTTTTGAACCATTTTGATATAGTCTGAGCAGTCGATTATCGCTTGCATAACTTCAAACCGCATAAATACGGTGTTTTCGCCTTATGATGTTACCTATACGTTTCCTATAAATGTTTTCTCTTGGTGCTCTGTATTGCTTAATGTTCTATCTTTGCGTCTGTAAATCCTGCCTCTTTGATTGCGTCTAAATTCGCTCTTGCTGTTTGTGTGGTGTCATACGTTCCGAATAATAAGACAAATTCGTTACCTCTTACACAAAGCCCAGTATTTCTAAAACCTTTCTTGTGCGCCTCTCTGATAGCCTTATTTGCCTCTATTTTGTCTTTGTAGCCTTTGCCTATAACTTTGTACGTTTCTGCTTTTTTAACTTCTGTTTTAGTCTCATGCGTTGCCTCTGCTGTATTTTCTTTTACTGTCTTTGCTGCCATTGTATAGCCCTCCTATTTCTTAAGATGTTTACTTGATACATAACCTGTAATTCCGTTTGCTGCCACCAAAAACCATTTTACGTTGTCTTTTACGTTGTAATACCCATAGCACGTTACCTTTGTTCCTTTTTTCAGATCTCCAATATCTGTTTTATTTTTGCCCGCTCCGGATCTGATGTTAAGTACGTCCACGGTTACCGTATATGTTCCGGCTAACTTCTTGTCAAAACTCTTTGCGCTTTCTACCTTAGTTGCTTTACTTGGTGCCTGCGGTTTGTTTGGTGTCTGCGGTTCTGCGTCATATTTTGGATAGCCGAAAATAACTTTTCCTTTGTAATCCGCAATCTTGTATTTCTTCGCCTTTACTCCTCCTCCATTAGATACCACCGTAGACGCTCCGGACGTGTTGCCCTCCATTGTATAGAAATACGTGCTATCTACTTCTATTACTAATGCGGTATGGTGGCAACCGCTAACCTTTCCATTTCTTGTAAAGAATGCCTGCGATCCGTATTTTGGTGTTGTTCCTAATGCTCCGTGTTTTTCGTACATACTTGCGCTCGCTACGGTGTAGTCGTCGAAATTTCCGCACAAAAGGCTTTTCGCCGTCGCTACTCCGTATGCCTTATAAAAGCACCAATCTACGAACGCGTCGCACCAATACGCCGGAAAATCCATAACCGCCGGATAGGTCTTGTGCATATCTCTACCATACTTTGTGTAATTGTCTTCCCCCGCGCCGTCCGTCTTTTTATCTAAGACTTTCGGATCTTTCTTGTATGCCGCGGCTGATTTCTCTAAATAGCCCTCCTCTGCTTTCGCAATCTCAATTACCTTACTTGCATAATTTCCCATTGTTTCTGCCTCCATTCTAAAATAAAAGCAGGGCTTAACCCTGCTTTTCTGTGTAGTGGTTGCAACGCTCTTTAATGCTGCATTCGTCGCAATTTTGATTTTTGCATACAATATCATTGATCTTGTGATCTAATTTGTCGTCCGCGATTTTAAGGATCTTTACTAGCCAAATCGGTATTTTTTCCGGCATGATAACGTATAGATTTTCTAAAATGCTTGTTAACTCGTTAATGAGTAGCACTGCCACGGTGTACCAACCGATATAAATACTAAATCCAAGATCAAATCCGATCTGTACGCCTAACTCTTTAATTCCGTAACCTACCATAAACGCTACGCCGATAAGTACGAAATACATAGCTTTTTTTATAATCCCTTGTAACCCGGTTTTACTGCTCCATTCTTTCAAGAAAAATGCAGCTTTAGTCCAACCAGTCAAATAATCGACTACAACGGCTATCATAAATAAAATAAGCAACGTTGGCACTCTGTTAAAAAGCGCTGCCGCTGCCGTAATAAATGCCGACATTGTAAACCCTGCCCCTCCTATCTTGTCTGTAATTTCCATGTGTCCTGCTCCTTTCTTTGTTCTTCCTGCAATGCTCTTTCTCTGCTTGCGTCTGTACAATGCAAAACAAAGCCGCTTATTACCTTTTCTTTAAGCCCTTTATTTGTGCAATGCGAAATTAAGCCGAAATAACTTTGCATTGTTGCGTTTACTTCCTTAAGTGTCATTTCTCCCGCCTCGTATGCTTTTATCACGTACTTAATACGTACCCGCATACGCCGCACGGTGTCTTTTCTTAGTTTGATTTCGTCTTTATTTATGATAAAGCCTACAAACTCTATATTGTGTGTTGTTGGGTTTATTGCCGTTTTGTTGTTAAGGTTAAGTTTCAAAACCTCCAATAAGAATTGCTCTATTTTTTCTTTGAACTCTACCAACTCTTTGTAATCGTCATGCAAAATTATTATATCGTCCATATATCTAACGACATAATGTAAATGCAATTCGTGTTTTATGTATTGGTCTAACTCATTTAGATAAATATTCGCAAACATTTGTGAGGTTAAATTACCTATTGGCATACCTTTGTCGAATAGCATATCTTTAGGATCTATTTCCGACGGATCCGCCCCAATCGGCAGCCCAAACGCTCTTTTATTGGAATTTATTATCTTTTCCAATAAGGCTAATAAGTCCTTGTCCTTTATTTTCTTTGCCAAAATTTGTAGCAAAACTTCGTGATCCACGCGATAAAAGAACTTGGAAATGTCAAGTTTCAAGTAGTAATACTGTTTCTCTTTGCGGTCTGTCTGCCTCAACCAATATTGCAGGCGGGCAGCTGCTTTCTCTCTGCCCTTTTCTTTCCTGCAACCGTAACTATCTTCAATGTATATCTTTTCGTATAGTGGGTTAAGTTTTCTATAAACCGCCCATTGTAAGACGCGATCCCTATATTGCAACGCCATTATTAAACGTTTCTTTGGAACTGTGATATAAATAAGTCTGTAACCGCGTTGCTTGTATCGTTTCGCTTGTAAATCCTCGTACAGATCTATTAAGTTTTCGTCCAATTCCATATTGAAACGCATTACCTCGTTTCGCTCGGTTTTACATTCCTTTGCGTCTATGTTGGCTCCGCATAAGTTTTCGTAGTCTATAATTTCTTTGTATGTTATGTTAAATGTTTTCATAGAAAAATAGCGCCGCGCGTTACACTCCTCGACTTGCTACTAAATGTATTCGCAGCAATGTTTATTTTGCCTTTCGGCAGGGGAAAGCGCCCCTTATCTTCTCTCCGTGCTGCACGCCGGTATCGTGCCCCGGCGTGTTCTGACGTAATGAGAAAAGCGCAGAAAAAGCCCAAGTTGTCGTTGGCGTTGGATCGCAGGTTGTTCAAATTGCCGTTAGCTTCCCCGGCATTGCTCCCATTACCATAATTGCCGCCGCGGTTAAGCAACCTAACGACGCTAACCCCATTTCTTTATTTTAATTTGTTAAGCCATGATCCCAAGATTTTACCTATCTCTATAAGTTGTGCGCTCCAATGTAATTGTTGCTTTGACGCTATCAAAATAACTCTATTGTCATATCCCGGATCTGACGCAATTAGTATTAGCTGCCGCAGGTTCTTTAACTCTGCGTCTGCCTCCTCTAATACTGCCTTTTTGTGTTCCTTTGCCATTGCTCGATTTATCAACCGCATTGCCTCAAACATTGACTTTTCAATTTGCGCCCCAATAGCGTTGCCAATTCTATATTTTCTCGGGAATTGTCCATTATTTAGCACACCGTTTCCGTAACTTATCATTTCGCGCATTTTCTTATAAAGTAATAGATCCTCTTTCGGATCCGGCGGTTTTGCATTTGCTCTGAAATTTCTTTGCATATTTCAACTCCAAATAGGCTGCGCCCTCCCGGGCGCGCCTGCAAGATAAAAGTTACTTAAGATCCTCCGGATCATAATAAGCGCAGAAAAAGCCCAAGCCGTCGTTGGCGCCGGATCGCAGGCCGTTCAAATCGCCGGAAGCTTCCCCGGCAATGCTCCCATAACCATAACTGCCGCCGCGGAAAAGCAACCTCTCTCCGTTGTTTCTGAACCAAAAACCGCCGTGTCCTGTTGCACTTGTCGCCATTGGGTAAATAGCAAGTGCCTTAAGTACATCCGGAATGTTAACGCCGCTCTTTACTTTCATGCTTGCAAAATCGCAATATCCATACGCGTTATCATTTTCCTGCTGATGTTCTATCGTTGTAGAAATATAGAAATTTCCGGTACCTGCTGCCGGTGTTCCCGAATAGTCAAATTTAAGTGTTCCTGCCGTTCCCGGCGCAACCAATGATCCGTCCGGTAAAATTGCTTTCCACGCTGCGCTATTGGCGCTCTGATCCGTTCCGGTAATTGCCGCGTTATTGTCCGCGATAACTTGTAATTCTCCGTTGTAAAGTCTGAAACCTCCAAGCCATTTGTTTACATTCCCTACAAAGTCGTTAATACCGCCTCCCTGCATATCTGTACTCCATGACTTGTCGCCGGTTCCGGTTAACGTTCTATTTCCTCCCGCTGACATTACGCCTCTTTCGTATGCGTGTACGTGGCTCTTGCCCTGCGCGGTATTCCCTCTTGGGTGTATATCTGCCGCTGTTAACAGATTGTGCACTAACCCCCATTCCGCAGCCGTCATAAGGTGGAAACCTGCGCCGTTATTTTCGCAATATTGCTTTGCTTGATCGAAATTAACGTTTACCGCCGGTTCTTGGTTTGGCAGGCTATACGCTCTACCGCCTTTTACCGTTGAAATGTATGCTGGTAAATAGATCTTTGGCAAGATTTTGTCGTTAATCTTAAATGCCGGGTGTGGTACGTGTGCGGATCCGATACCCAAATCGTCCATGTATCTTAATGCGTATTCCTCGAATACAAGTGGCAGTCCTTTATCGTTCAAAATTATTTTCTGTTTTGCCTGCGCCTTAAGATCTTCGTAATTACTCATTGATATATACCTCCTCAATACTCCAAAGTGTTAATGTGCATTTTGAAATGTCGAACGCTCTTTCTTTCGGTACTGTTCCCATTTCTCCGGTTTCTTCGTTTTCCTGCTCTACGTAGTCGTACTCCTTTGGTGGAATTGTTACTTGTGCAACATAATTTTTACCCAATCCCATTACCAAGTTTCCGTCGTCGTCTGCGCAAATATCTTTTGTTATTTCTGTGTCACTCTGATATTTAGGCAATCTAATAGCAATCTGATCTCCTAACCAAAGTGTTGTGCCCTCCACTTCGTAGCCGATCTTTTCGCCCTTGTTTTTCTCAATTACCTTGATTGTTTTAGACATTATACATACCTCCTAATGCAAAATACTTAACCGTTACTCCTGCTGCCGGGCAATCTTCTACCTCGATCTTAAAGCCGTTTAACTGTCTGTCTTTAACTCTGATCGCTTTTCCTTGCACTACGTCGTCGCAATACGGAATAACCATATAGTCTAATGTGTTGCGCTGCGTTTTAAGCGCTACTGTTGCGCTTGCGGTGTTAAATGGGTATTTCTCCGTTGTTGAGATTTTGACGGATCCAACCTCTACGTATGTATTGGCTAAATCTCTGTTTGCCTGCCTCATTTGAACCGCCAAAAGATCAGCCATAACGATTGCCTCGTTTACTCCGTGTTCTAATGGGTTAAATGTCGCCCCGCTTAACGGCGTTCCCGGCTCAATGATTTCTCCCGGCATTGGTAATAACGTTATAGTACCGTCGCTATTCTGTACCATTTTGTAAGTATTGCTTAGCGACGTCCTGCGATCTTTAAATTCCAAAAAATCAAACATTGTGCCTATCCTCCTATCCGTCTGTTTCTGTTACCGAAAAGGTAATCTTAATGCCTATCGTTGTTGTTGCTAAAGTGTCTTTCTTTGTGTTGTATGATCTGCTTACTAACACTTTGTTGTTGACGTCGTAAAGCGTTGCATTTGTGATCGTGCCGTTAATACTGTCATTTCCGTAAATATACACTGTAAAGCCGTCTGTATTGCCTACGATCTGCCCTATCGTGGCGTCGTAGGTTTTGCCCCCTATGGTATAGGTTGCTCGTTTAATGATCTGTTTTGCATATGCTATTAACTCGTCTTTTAACACGTCTATACCTCCTCTCCTGCGTATTCTTCTCCGCTACGTGCAACCGGTGCTATGCTCGCGCTTTGTGTCTGTGTCAAGTTAACCTGCACGCCCTCCGTTGTAAACGTCGGTTGTGTCGTAACCTCGTCAACTGCTGCGCCGCAAATTGTTTGTCCCGCTGCCGTTACCGGGTTTATATTACAAAAACCGCTTACATTGATGTTATAAGCGGTTTTGGTAATTCTTGTTATTTGGTTTTCATTTCCGCAGGTCTCTTGGTCTCCTGCTGCCCTATCGTACATTTGGTATATCTTGCTGCTAATGTTAATGTCTATGTTGTAGGTTCTTTGTAGTAAAAAATCATAATATATATTTAATGGTATCTTTTCGTCTAGGATCCCATATACAGTTTGTAGGCTGCTTGCGTCCGCATTTAACACTATTGTTAATTCGTCGTTGTCAAAATCCTTAATCAACTCTGTTGCTGCTGAATAATTTGATATGATACTCATTATAAGCGCCGTTGTTACTTTGCTCTTGTTTGCCCGGGATAACACATTTAATCGCCTATCCTCTAGGGTGTCCGTTGGTTTTGGCGTTATTTTTAACTCTTTCTCAAATCTTTCTATTCCCTCCTCGTTTGCAAGTAATATAAACATATTTGCTAATATCTGATCTACTTGTTGCGCTAATAAGTCAAATTCCGGCTGCTCTGCGGCGCATATTTCTTTCATTTCACGAATTTGACGGACTACCGGCGGTAAATACTCAACTAACATTTGTTACCTCCCCTCTCGTCGGGATCTCGTAGGCTCCAAGTGCCATATTGTCTGCTAAGCCGTTTAAGTTTAATTCCTGCACGTCTACTACGCCCGGCACACTCGCCATTGCCTCTGCAACTCTTAAGGCTCTGACCGTTAAATTATCCTCGCTCTCCCAAGTTTTGTTTAATTCTGTGAAATATTTTTCTATTTCCTGCTCGATCGCCGCTTTTACGTCATCAAACTTAGTGCCGCTTTGCATTGTTATTTTTGCGCTTACATTTATTGTTACCGCGGTTACCGGGTGTATATCTACTATATGCCAAAACGGTGCCTCTCCCTCTCCGTCTCCCTGCTTTCCGATAGGATCTATTATTGTCTGTACCAAATTGACAACCTCTGCGTTTGGTACGCCCCACGTTGACGACATAATATAAGCGTCTATTCTTTTATGTGTCTTGGTTACCCTCACTAACTTAACTGCTGCAACTCCGGTAATGCTTGTTATCTTTGTTTTATACGACGCTCGGTTGCCGCTCATTACGCTTTCTGTGCGCTTTTCTGCTAAATATCTTTCGCGGTAAACTTCTGTGTCCTCGTCGTCCTTTGCCTCCTCGATCAATTCCACTAACTCGCCCTCTATTGTCTCGCTAATAAACTCGATCGGTAATAATTCGTCCTCGGGTTTTGTATTGCCCTCTGATCCTAATTGTTCGCATTGCAAGTAGTAATTTAACGCGCTCACCTGTCGCGTACTGATAAATGTTAGGTCTCCACACTCAAAACGCTCCCCTACCTCGAAATCCTCGTTAAATCTCGCAAGCCATACCGCAGCCGTCGCGGTTTTAATTGGTATATTATCTTGTGTTCCGAAAATAATTAAATGTTCTCTATCGCAGGTTAGCGGGCTGCCGTTCTCGTCTGCAACTTCCAAATTGCTATATAATTCCTCTATTTCCGCCGCTGCCGGTGCTAATGCGAATGCAGTTAAGGTTCCCTCGTCTTTGGATATATCCGCGCTTATTCTGTCTTTCATATCCTCTAACACGGTGTCGTAGTCTTTGTTGTATTCCATTACGCTACCTCCGTTTCGTATGTTTCGCTTATTTCTTCCTCGTATATTGTGGTTACTATTACCGTTGCGCTTAATCGCCCTAATTTATATGTTGCATTTTCTACAACCACGCTTTCTATATACTCATTTACCAATAAGCATTCCTCTATCATTCTGCTTATTTCGCTTTCTAAGTGTTCTGCGCTATATCCCTTTCCGTATAATTCCTCTATTTCGCTGCCGTATTCCCAACTACAAATAAAATAGCGGTATCTTGCCACCTGCAACGCTATATAGATCCATACTTTTATAGCCTCTGCACCCTCTACTATTGTTCCGGTTAATTGTCCGGTGGTAAAATCAATTCCAAATTCTCGCGGCGTTTCTAATTCCTCCGCTAATTCTTCTACTATTTCCTCGTCCTCTATATATGCAGGAAATAAACCCATTTACACCACCTCCACCATTTTGTCTATAATTGCGTACTGTTCATCACTTAGTCTATATACTAATACAATGTCGCCTTTTTTAAGTGCTCCGTGTACTTTTATTTTCGTATTCTTTGTTGTTAAATTTTCTACGTCGTGTTTATGCTGCGCATTTGTTGTGGTTGGCGCCGTTAATATGCCTTTGTTTTCTATGTCTATTTTTATTTCGTAGTCCGTCAAATGCTCCGGTATTAGTAAATCGTCGGCGTCTAATTTCAGATCTCCCACCTTGCAGCTTGTCGCGCTTGTCATTTCTCCTAATTGCAAAGAGGCAGGATTTTTAACCGCTCCCTGCTCTCTCATCATGTTTATGATACGTTCGTAGCCGTTCATTTCCTGCCTCCTTATTTCTTTACATTTGGGCTATATACATAGCCGCTTTTTCCTCCTGCGCTGCCGTGATACCACGCCGTACCGCTTACATATTCGTACTTTCCGTCGCATACGAATTTATCGCCTTTTTTTAGCGTTGTAACACTTTTTGCGCTCCTGCCTGCCGCTGCACGCATGATAGATTTTGTTGTTATTACCGTATAGGTTCCCGCTATGCTTTTGCTGCTGCCTTTTCCGGTTTTCTTCTTTTTCTCCGTGCTTTCCTCGTCTTTTTTATCCATAACGTTCTTAAAGGATAATTCTAAACTCATTTTGTGTTGTCCGTTCTCCCATGTATGCGTATCGTTTTGGATCCAAAACACGCCTTTAAGCCCGGTTGCTGCGTCATGTACCTTAACCGCGTTTCCTGCTATACATTTTATATTTCCGCTTATCGCGTCAACATTCACTTTCTTTTCTATGCCGTTTAGCATATTCTTAGCCGCTGTTTGCGCGTTTACGCCTTTCTCTTTTGTATATATACTTTGATATATACCATAGCGTTTTATGTGCCCGGCATTCTTCACAACGCCTACTTGTTTTCCCTTGTCCGTGTATATTTTTACTTGGTCTACCATATTCTCTATACTCTCCTCATAAGACGCGGCAGACAAGTTTTTATACTCGTCCAATTCATAATTGCTTACTGTTGTTCCTTTTGTCTTTACGCAAAATTTCTTTCCGTTCATGTATGCCATATACTTTTTTCCGGTTGACTTAGCCGCTTTTGTGTATGCAGTCATAATAATATCGTATAGGCTACTATCGTCTATAATCAATTTCTTAATAACTTTCTTTGTTGCTACAATGGATCCGGTCGTTATTCCATACTTTTTGCATATCTCCTTTGTAATAGCCTCTGCCGTTTTATTCTTAAATTTTTGCTTATGGTTTATCCTTAACAAATGGTCTAAAAGATCGCGTGCCTTATATTGTATAGTGCCGATCTCCGCTCTTTTTTCACTTGTCTGAACTTCTCCATAAAATAAAAGGTTGTCTCCCTCGTATAGTTTAAGAACGTCTCCAACTGCTATATTTAATTTCAGTTTGGTTATGTTACTATCATTAGGCGCGTTTAGCACGGTTATTGTTGCCTCCCTTGCCGCCTGCTCTACTGATCCGCTCCATGTAGTCGAAACAACAACATTTGTAATATTAAGTTGCTTTCCGTCTTTTTTCTTCGTCCAAATAATTTTCATACCGGTATCACTATCCTTTTCCCTACCGGCGGTTTTTTCTTATTGGTCATTTTGTTTTTCTTTTGTATCTTTTTTGCGTTTTTACTGCTGCCGGTATATTTTTTTGCAAGTTTCGCCCATGTATCGCCTTTCTTTACCGTTACGGTCTTGGTTTTGGTTTTCTTGGTTGGTCTGCCTTTTCCTTTTGATGTGGTCGGTTTTCTGTACCGTTTTGTCTCGATCGTGTAGTAAATATCCCCGGTTTTATCGTCGTCTTTGAAACCCCAAGTAAAACTCTCTATTGTGATCTGACGGTTTATGTATGGTGTAATGAGTAGTGTTGCAACCCCATTTTCTTTTATCTTTTCTATGATCTCAACGCATTTTTGAGGTTTCGGGTAGCCTGCGTATTGATCGTAATACATTGGATTTTCCGGGAAATGTGCGCTAATCGGTAAAGTGTCTAGCTTGTCAAGTCCTAATAAATTGACTTCTCCGGTTTTGTTAACCGTTTCCGTGTGGTTATCCTGCCCGCCTGCGTTTTCCCAACTTGCAGGCAGGATAGGTAATCTTAATTCTCTCTTTCCTTGTTTAAACCATATTTCCACTTAACACACCCCCATATTCAATGCAGTATTTTTAAGGTTTGTAGCGATCTTGTCGGCAATTTCGTCTATATCCGTCTTATCTTTTACAATAATTTGATCTGCCAATTTTGGAATCGTAATATTTACCTCTTTCTTTCCGTCGTTCTTGCCTTTTCCTGCCTCCATTTTTGCCAATCGTCTATCTAGCATAGACAATTTGGCGTTTGACGTGTTTTTAGCAATACTTACGCTTTCGTCGTGCGGATATACCCGGGATCCTTTAGGTAAATCTACAATCTCGCCGCCCTTTTCGTTGATCTGTGCTAAACCGCCTAGCCAATTAGGTGTGCCCTTTGCCAACGCAGGGATTTTAGGAATGCTAAAACCAATATGTTTTCCTCCTACAAGTGGTATTCCGTCCGGTATGTCTACCGAAATACTGTTAATTCCCTCGATTGCACTATTGATAATTCCTATAACTGCGTTAATCGGAACTTTACACAATCCAGCTAATGCTTGGAATGCTCCGCCAAATATATTTTTGACGCCCTCCCAAGCCTTTTTCCAATTGCCGGTAAATACGCCGCTTATAAAGTCTAAAATTCCGTTAAATACCTTTGTTATTCCGCTTATTACCCGCTTGATGCTGCGCGCTGCGCTTTCTACTACGTTTGCCACGATCCTAAACGCTGCTACAAATTCTGTTTTTACGACCGCCATTGCTGCCTTTATAACTACCCCGATAACATTAAATACCGGCTTAAGTTTGTTAACAATTTTGCTTACAATGTTAAAAACACTCGTAAATACCGTACTAAATGTTGATGCCATTTTGGATAATACCGGGCTTACCGCTTTTACTGCAAATACAAGGACGGATCCTATTACTTTTGCAATTCTGTTTATATATGGCATAACCTTAGTTATTGTGCCGCCAACAAATATAAACGCCGCCGCGAATAACTTACCTACAACCGGGATCGCCGCTTTTATAGCATTTGCTATTGTTTTTACAACCGGCGATAAGTTTTGTGCTACGGTTGCAAATGTCCTTGATATGATCGGTACGATTGTTGTTATCGTTCCTACAACTGTTTTTATAACCGGCGATAGCGCGTTGATTGCATTTGAGATTACACCTTTTATCTGTGGCATAACGCTCGAAAATGCGTCCTTAACTCTCATTACAACCGGCTTGATTTTATCCCAATTTTTAATTATCAGAAATGCGGCAGCCGCCACGCCTGCAAGTACCGCTATTGCAATTCCTGCTGGGCTTGTTATAAGTCCTATTACTCCGCCTGCTTTGTATATTGCCGCGGTAACCTTTCCAAATGTGCTATACACTTTTCCTACCGTCGATACTAATTTACCGAAAATCAGTAACGCGGGGCCGATCGCCGCCGCTATTCCTGCGAATTTCATTATCATACTTACTTGTGCGTCGGATAAACCGTTAAACCAATCCGTCGCCTTTTGTACCCAACCTACCGCGTTTTTAATGTACGGTAGCAATTTATCTCCTATCGTTATCGCCGCACCCTCTAGTGCCGATTTCAATAGGGTTAATTGTCCGTTAAGGTTGTTTAACTGCGTCTGCGCCGCGTCGTTCGCTGCGCCGCCGCTATTCTTAATGCTGTCCGCAAGCGCGTTATAATCGCTTGTTGACGTATTTATAATGGCAAGCATACCCGCCATGCTTTCTTTTCCGAATAACTGTTTTGCATAGGCTGCTTGCTGATCCTGTGTCAATCCTTTAAATGATCCTTGCAGGTTTTTAATGACGTCTCCCCAAGATTTCATTGATCCATCTTGGTTTACTATACTTATGCCTAAATCGTCCATAGCCGCTTTCATGTTCTTTGTTGGTGCTGCCATGTTTGATATTGCATTTTTAAGGGCGGTTCCTGCTTGGCTGCCCTTAATTCCCATATTTCCCATTACTGCCAATGAGGTTGTAACTTCGTCTATTGAATAACCCATTGTTCCGCAGATTGCGCCGCAGTATTTATAACTTTCTCCCAATGTATCTACCGACACGTTAGCGGACGTACAAGCCTTTGTCATTACGTCCGCGTATCTTGCGCTATCTCCTGCCGTATCTCCAAATGCGCTTATTGCGTCCGTCATAATATCCGACGTTCTCGCAAGATCTGTACCGGACGCGCTCGCAAGGTCTAATATTCCCTTTAAACCCGCTATGTTTTCCTCTGCCGTCCAACCTGCCATGCCGGTGTATTGCATTGCCTCGGCGCATTCCTGCGCGCTCCATGCGGTAGACGCTCCAAGATCTTTTCCTAATTGTGTTAATTTCTTAAAGTCGTCTCCGGTCGCTCCGGTAATTGCTTGTACGTTGCTCATAGCGCTTTCGTAGTCGGCAGCCGTTTTAACTGCCGCTATTCCAACGCCCGCTATTGGTGCGGTAACACTCTTAGTCATTGCGGATCCGGCGTTGGCTATGGTCTCCCCTGCTTTCTTTATAGATCTCCCCGCCGCTTTTGCGTTTACGCTCATTTCTTTCATTGCTTTTAGCGTTTCTTTTGACGGTTTCGTAAACTGATCTATAAACTGAATACACGTTGAAATTACTCTACCCATTGCCTACCCCTCCTCTCCGGATCCGAATATTTGTTGTAACTCTTCGTTTCTATCCTCTACGTACTGCTGCATATAGGCGTGTGCTATTCTTTTTGCTCCGTATGGCAAGTTGATATACTCGCCAACTTTCCAATGTAAAAACCGATAGTGTAAGTAATCAAACTGTACCTCGCTATCGGTTTCGATTAGTTTTTTAATTCTTTGTCGGTGTTGTCTCCAATATCAAATCCGGCTAACTTATTAACCTCGATTGCAATTTTGTTAACTTCGCCCTTAAATAACTTAAGTGCCGCCGCGCTCGGTGTCTGTACGTCCAAATGTTTAAGCAACTCTGTGTCCTTAAGTGGTGGATCTACTACCGCTGCCGCTGCTAAGATCGCGTTTGTTTCAAGCGACTTTTTAATAATAGGGTTGCCCTCGTCGTCAAGTCCGCTTGCGGAAATGTCTAATACCTCCTGCGGATCAATCGCTTTAACCGTGATCTTTGTAGGTTCTCCGAACAATTCGCTTAACATTTTGCTTGGAATGTCTTTTGTTTTCTCCTTGTCGAACTCGCCCTTGTCAACTTTTAATAATTTCTCTGCTAAATTCATTTGTTAGCCCTCCATTTTCTTTTTCTTAAAAAACAAAAGGGCTGCGGATTGCAGCCCTTGTAAGTTGTATTATTATGAACTTGTTTCGATCGGATCCCAATCGTCAAACGTGAACGCATAGGATCTTTCGCCTAATTTGCCCTGCTCGAAATCTGCAAGGATCATCTTGTCTAACACGCAATTATAATACGCGGCTCTTTCTGCTCCGATCGCGTCCGGATCATCTACATTTGAAATGATAGTGTGTGTCGGTGTCTTTCCTGCCTTAACTGCCGCCTGTTCTTTCTTCATTACACTATCGTTTACATGGTGTAACTTAAATTCTCCCTTTGGTTCTAACCCTGTAATTTTCTGACCGTCCGCCATTTTCATAACCTGCGATACTGCGGTTTTCTTGTAGTTTACTTCCGCCTTAAAGGCTTTTAACTCTGCCATGTACTCACCGTCGTACCAAATCTGCCCCCAAGTACCGTTAATTACTTGGTTTGCGTTAAAATCTTTCATGCTGTTTTTCTCCTTTCTTAGATTGCAATAGGCAAATCTACGTCCTCCATAGCGTCTAAGATTGTTACATTTGCCTTAAGCATTACTCTTGATCCGGTATCTAACTTTGCGATAGCCGTATCGTCCATTGCTGCCAATTTTTCCTCTGTGTATTTTCCTTTACCTACCAAATATGTTTTAATTGCCTCAATGTCGAAATCTACGCTAAAATCGTCTGATACGATACCGTCAATATTCAACTGCTTAAGGTACATTTTGATTGCGGAAATAAGCACGCATTTATTGTCATAACCGTTTGCATACTTGCCTAAGTAGTCGTCCTCGATTGCTTTTGTTAAATCGTCCGCGATAAGATCCATACAATCTACAATCTTGCATTTCTTGTATGCGTCTCCCTTGCCCTGCACGGTTGTAGTAAATGAGTTAACCGCTCTCGATACCTTAACTTTCTCTCCGTCGTAGAAAACAATAAACTGCCCTTTTCCTACTGCCTCGTCCATATTTTCCACGCGCTCGCAATCGTCTAACTCCCCAAGTGGTGCGTATGTTGCGGAGATTGTTAATGGCGTTCCACAAAGTAAACCTGCAATACGCCCGCAATACTGCTCTGCGGTATATTCCGTTGTTACCCTGCTTATCGTTCCGTCCTCATTTGTAATAGTCTCTGCGTACACGTTTTTATTGATCGTGTAGTTAATTACTCCCTCTGTGTCTGCTGCGACATTTGGCAATACCGCTTTGATCCTCTTTTTTGCCGTTCTCATTGACTTAACCCATGCAACAATTTCCTGCGTCTTTCCGTCTGTTGATACGGTAGGAATTGCCAAATAATCAAATTTAATATCTTTCCACGCTTTCTGTGCTGCCGTGTATGCCGTTCCTACGGCGTCACTCTCCGCCTCTTTCGCAATACCCATTCCATATACCAACACTTTAATAGGTGCCGTCTGATAGCCGATCAATGCTAATTTGATCTGTGCCTTTGTTGTGTCGTTTAATGCGCTAGGAATATCCCCGGTTGACGTGATTGTAACCGGGTTTTTAAGTGGCGCTACGATTGTATCTTTTACTGCTAAAAGTACAATTCCTCGGGATCCTCTTGTAATGAGACTTGCGCCTTTTTCTTTGAACGAAATGTTAATTTCCGGTGCTTTTAATGTACTCATTTTATGCCTCCTCGTTTTTCTTAATTTCTAAGCCATATTCGCTTGCTATTTCTGCCGTTTCCTCCGGCACGGTGTTTTCGTAAAAATCAAAATCCACCGATATTTGCAAAATATCTTCTTTTTGCCCTACGTAATCGTGCGTTATTTCTCCTACCGTTAGCTTTCTATCCGCGATCTTTACGCACATTCCGAACGCGTCGCGCACCTTGTCTAATAACCTCATTTGCTCTAATTCGTTTGGTGCTGATTGGAAATAGGTAATTTTGATAGTAAATCCCGACTTTGCGTAACCTATCGTTTCGCGTTTGAACGGTTTACTAACTTTTTCCACAAATAAAGAGGGCGTTTTATAGCCCTCTGTTACTTCTTTTCCATATACTGTTAAGTCGGTAGCTTTTTCCAACAACTCGTTAACTGCTGCCTTAATGTCAACGTTCGATAACACTATAGATCATGCCTCCCGAAAACCTCATTGCGTAATTGTTCGAACTTCTCCGGTACAATATCTTGATATTCATTTCTTGTTTGTTCCATCATGTGTTTTCCAGGCACCCAACCTATAACTTTCCCGCCTCGTACTAAGTTGTGCCCGTTCTCCACCAAATGAAAATGTCTTGCCGAATTATAGACAAGCGCTAACGTTGTGTCTCCCTCTATTTTGGTTTTTACGCCAAACTTATTGCGTAGCTTTTTTGATTGGTCTTTGTTATCGTCTGTTCCGTCCGGGGTTCTTGCTTTGCAACTTTTCTTAAACTCATTTGCGATTTTTCTTAAGCCGCTCCGCATCTCGTTCGGGTATTCATTTGTTGCAAACCTTAAGTCTGTCTCTAACTCGTCCAATCCCTCGATTTTGAAATCAAAACTAGCCACTTTCTACCACGCTCCTTGCCTCGTCTATTTTTTCCGTGCAAGATATTTCCAACATTTCGTTGTTTTCGCGTATGTTGCGTATTGATCGGATATTAAATAAACGATCCCGGTATTGTATAAACATATCCGGCGTTACGTCCTCCATATAGCGGGTTGTTATGATGTAGGTTAACTCCGGGTGTTCCTTTTCTGCCTCGATATGCTCGCGCCCACTTTTCGGTTCCACGCTCGCCCAAACTGTCCGGATCTTTTTAAGAACCTGCGTCATTTGGTTCATTTCGTTTTTTTCTTCTACGAATTTGCAAAATGAAACCCTTTTGTTTGTTCTTCCTATGTCCATAGTTACCGCCTCACTTTAATTGCAACTGCAATAAAAGCGATCTCGTAGAATACGTAAATTCGTCCGGTACTGATCCGCCCGCTGCGCTTACCTTGTTAGAACTCGTTGCCCCTCGGTTTTCGTACCAATACGCGATTAGCAAGTTTAGATACACTTTTTCTAAGCTATAATCTATTTCTTTTCCCTCGCTATCGGTTTCCGGGTATTCTTTTCCGGTGGCGTTTTCTAAATACTGCTGCGCGGCAATTATCAGATTTTTAATAAGTCCGTCGTCCTCGTCAAGATCTACTCTTAAGTGGTTTTTTACCTCGTCAAGTGTTAAAATCATTTTTTCTACCTCGCTTTATTGCATAATAAAAAGTGCCCTAATCGGGCACTTTTTAGCCTGCCTGCTGTGTTAAAAACTCTGCGATAATATCCGCCTTAGTATCTTGCTCTGTCTTTGTCATTGTGTAAGACTTCGTTTTTGCCAATTCTAAGATCTCTGCTTTTGTGAGTTTGTTTAACTCTTTCTCGTTGTACTTTCCGTCGCCGTTAATGTCGTCCGGTACTCCGTCGCCGTTAAGATCTGTTCCGGTTGTTGATACGGTAGCCAATCCCATAACTACCGCGTCTGCGTCTACCGTCTGAATGTCTAAACGCTCTCTAACCTTAATTCCGGTCTGATCTCTTTCCCACATTCCCGCTGCAAGATTGGAAATATCAATAGTGAGTGTTTCGCGATCAAAAATAGTAATTGCCTCTTTGAGGTCTCCGCAAATAATTGGTGCCTTTCCATCGATATTCTGTAATGTTTTGTTCGACAGCTTAATAACCGGGTATTCTCCGAATAACAGCTTTTTGGTCGCCTGCGTCGGATCTTTCTGCAAAATGTAATTGCCTTTTTCATCTTTTAACTTATCCAAGAAGTTAAAACCGCTCTGATTGGTTACCACAACGGCGCCTAATGCGATAGCGGGATCAAGCATTACATTAAAAATATCCTTAAGGTTGTCTAAGCCGGTTACTGTAACTTCTAATCCCTTACAAATCTCTTTGATCTTTGCAATAATCATAAAGTTACGTGTTGCCTTTGCTTTCTTTGCAATCCACTTCTTAAGGTAATTCATAATGTTTTCTGCGGTATCGCTTAATAATTCCTGCGTTACCTTAAGAATGCCGCCCTTTTTCTTGATCTTGTAATCTACGTTCTCAAACTGCGGCGTTGAAACGTCCGGGAACTCTGCCGCCTCGTCCACATTGTCGAACGGCGTCTGATCTGCCTCGCGTTCAATAACGCGTGATCCCGAATTGGTGGTAACGTGTTCTACATTAACCAATGTTTCTAATGCGTCCTCGCTACGTCTCAATTCTTTAATTTTTGTTTTAATATCTTTTGGCACTGTTAAGCCGCCGTCCTCGTCGCTGCCCTCTGACATAGCGTTAAGGATCTCTTTATCTTCCGGGGAAATGTCCGTTTTCTTCCATGCAGCCTTAATAGCATTTGTAAACGCCTTTACCTGCTTTGCAAGTCCGTTTTTCTCCCCTGCTGCCGTCTGCGCTGTTCCCTGCTGCGCCTGCTGCTGCGCGTTCTGCGCGTCGTCGTCGTCAAGATCTGCAAGAATATCAAATGATTTCTGTAAATCCTTTAACTCCTCTTTTGCGCTTGTCGCGTCCTCGATCTTTCCGTCCGCTACAAGTGCCTTGATCTCGACTTTCTTTGCGTTGATCTTGTTAAGTAATTCTCTCATTTCCTTACTCATGTTTTCGTTTCCTCCTTGTGAAAAGATTGTATTTTTAAGACTTAGATATAGTCCAAATCTTCTAATATCTCCGCTTTCTTGCGTTCCAAGTCGTTTTCCGGCTCTTTTGGTGGCTCCTGCGGTTCCTCTCCGGTAAAATTGTCCTTGATTGCGTCAATTACTGCCGCTGCAATGCTATCTAATGTTAATTTGCCGTCCGGTTCCTGCGGTTTTGCTAAATCCTCCGGCGTTTTCTTATAGCCGCCGTAAAAATCGCTTGCCGCCGCTACCGCTTGGCTGCTCTCTGATACTTCAATGTCGAAATACTCTTGCCATTCTTCGCCGTTCTTCCACGTCTCGGCGTTGATAAGGTCGTTTATTTCTTCCTCTGTAACGCCCTCTTTGGTATGCTGCATATAGGTATTTAAGATAACCTTTTGGCAACCGTCCAATACGTCCGCCTCTTTTCGCATATCGTCGGCATTTCCCCAAGTCATACTACTAGGCTTGTGTATCATCATTTGCGCGTTAGCCGGGATTATAATTTTGTCGCCCGCCATTGCAATGACTGACGCGATACTAGCCGCCAATCCCTCTACGTAGACTGTTATTTCGGCGTCGAAACGCTTAAGCATATTGTAAATGGCAATGCCTCCAAATACCGAACCGCCGCCACTATTGATATGCACGTTAATTTTCGATACATTCTCTAATTGATCTAAGAAATTCTTAACGTCTGACGGTGCCTTGTCCTCCGGGTAATACTTTTGCCACTCTCCTAAACTTTCGCTATTTATGTCGCCAAAAAAGCAAAGATCCGCGCTATCTTCCGTTTGGTTCTTAATCTCAATAGATCCAACCTCGCGTAATTTGTTGTTGCGGTCGCGCTTTGTCAACTTTAATAATGCCATTTAGTTTGCCCCTCCTTTCCTGCCGTAGTTTTCTCCTAATTGTGTCAACTTAATATAATTTCCGTTGCACATTAGATCGTCTCCGCCCTCTTTGTCCGGTGCGTCTAGCAATTCTCGCGCCTCGTTTGGCGTTCTTATGCCATTCTGCACATATTTACTTAAGATCTCTGCTTGGCTCTTTGTGTCTGTTCTCAATATCACGTTTTCGTTAAATTTGAAATACAAGCCCTGCTCGATCTCTGACGGATCCAACAACTTATAGTTAATTTCTTCCTCGTATTGTTTCAAAATATATAATTCTGTATCAACATAGAAAGAAAGTTGTTGCATTTCTGAATTGCTATAACTACTTTTCTCGTAGTCGTTAATTTGGTTCGGCTTAATTCCGAACGCTCCGGCTATTTGTAGCGCGGTATATTTCGATAACTCGTAGTATTGACTATCCGTTAGGCTTATGCTTAACGGCTCTATCTTCATGCCTATTGGAACCGGTATAAATTTCCCCGCGTTATTAACTCCGGTTGCGTATTTTTCAAACTTTGCGATCAATGCTTTTTCTTTCTTCGGCTCCAAATCTCCGGTATATTGCAATGCCGCGCGTGCGGTTAGTCCGCCCTCGTACAATTTATTTTTGAAACTCTGCGACGCTAACGCTCCGTCTATTGTTGCCTTAAGAATGCTGCGGACGCTTTCGCCGGTTATGCCGTCGAATGTTGTTGACGTCTTAAAATGCATTACCTCGTTTTCCGAAAAAAAGTAACTTTCGCCGCTATACTTGTCTGTGTACCAATAGTAGAGTTTTCCTTTCCCTCCGAAAATTCCCTTGTCGTCCACTATTACCGTTACATCATTCGACGGCATAACCCATAGATTTTTAACCGTGTAGTCGCCGCCGAATTTCATTCTATTAAATTCTGCTTGGATCCACACATAGGCATTTCCAAAATGGTTTCTGTTGTTTTCTACCGCCGTCCAAAACGTCGTAGGTGTCATTTGTGGGTTTGGTCTGTATTTTAGCAAGCGATATACATTGTTTGGTTCTGCCTCTTTCCTGCCTTTTGCATAGAATTTAATAGGCATTTTCCCTACTGTTTCTGCTAACATTTTTAAGCACGTAAAATACGTTATTTCAGATATTGGACGATTAAACGGCGCCGTAACACCCAACCATTCCAATAACTTCTCGTCGTTTAGTGCTAACGTCGTTCTGTTTTCCAGTTCTTTTCTCATTCTTGAACCGATTGCGTCAAATAAATTCATGTTTACACCTGCCTTTTATTCGTCCATTCCTAAAAACGCGTCTACCGCGTCGTTAATGTCTACTGTTTCTAAGTCCGCGCCCATTGCTATTTTGTGCGCGCAAATCGCGGCGTCACATGGATCAATACGGTTTTTCTGTAACATTTTGTCTATTTTTATCTCTCCGAAACTGTTCGGCTCCGATATAATAGCGTCATTCATTGATCTTGTTAATAATACATTGCCTTTGTTGTATTCCATGTTGTGTGCCTTAACTTCCAACTGAAAATCTACCGTTGCGTCGTTAAGACTTCTTGCGCTCTGCTTAATTTCTATCAGATCGCAACCGAAATCTTCTAAATCCAACAAAAAAGCGCTTGCGTTGTGCGGATCGTAGCCGATTGCCATAACGTCTAATTGGTATTTATCCACAATATCATGCAGGCTGCTTAAAATAGCCTTGTAGTCTGTCTTGATACCTCCTGCCGCCGTCGTTACTGTCAGTAATCCTTGTTTCTGCCAAATTACATACGGCGCGTTGTCCTCTAAATCCATATGTTCTTGCAGTCTGTGACGTGGTATAAAAGATTGACTGTGCAAAAAATACCTGCGGTCGCCGGTTTCTTCGTCCTCGTACGGAAATTCCAAGCAATAACTTGTTAAGTCGCCGCCGCTCGATAGATCTAATCCGACTATTACTTGTTTTCCTATAAAGTCTCTTAAATCTCTTTCGCTGCCGCATTTTTCCCATTCCGCAAGATCTAAGAACGCCGTTTCCGCGTTTGTTACCCATATATTTAGGGCTTTTGTCAAAAAATCGCGCAACTCTGCGCCGCCCATGCTCTGTGCTTTGCGGGCGTCCTCCTGCATTGCTGCTACTAACTCCGGATCTTTCCCGGTTAGCGGGCAGCATTTAATCCAATTTGCAGGATCCCAAATGTCGTCTTTCTCGTCCATTTGGGCTATATAAATAAACTGCCGCTCGTTTACGTCAATTCCACGTAATACACGGCGGCAGTATTTATACAAATCGTAACACGGCGCGTTAAGGTTAAAACCCGCGGTCGTGATTACTGATATTAACGATTGTTTTAATTTTCTCGTACCACCTTTAAGCAACTTATACATTTGGTTGTCCTTGTGCGCGTGGTACTCGTCTACTATTCCAAGATACGGTCTAAAACCGTCTATTGTGTGGGTATCTCTGCCCAATGCCCTAATTACCGTACTTGTAATTTTCCCGGTAATTTCGCTCTTATAGTCTTTTATATCAAATAATTCCTTTAGGTCATTATCTGCATTGATAAATTTAATAATTTCCTTTAGGACTATTCGCGCTTGGTCTGCTTTTGTTGCCGTACAATATATCTGACCGTAATTGTAATTATCAAAATTACAACATTTTATGCCTAAGATCGCATTTAGTACGCTCTTTCCTTGTTGCCTTGCCACTTGTACGTAACTATCGGTAAATCTTCTCTTTCCGGTTTCTTTGTGTACCCAACCAAAAAGCGATCCCAATATAAACTCTTGAAATCCGGCGCAGGTAAATTGTTCGTTGCCCTCGCCCTCTGCTATTGTTAATTTGTTTGCTAACTCTATAATGTCCTCTGCTTTTGCCTCGTCAAATCTATAAGGAAAAGTCGGATCGTTTTTTTCTGATCGCGTGAGATCGTCAATATGACGTTTGAACGCTAACCGTGCGTCCTCGCCGAAATCTTTTTTATTTTTTACGTTTGCTTTCGCAAATTTTGTAACGCGATCCATAGGCTATTGCGCGTGTTTCATAAATTTATTTTCCGGCGGTGTCTCCTCTACTTTTGGCATTGCCAATTTGCAGCGGCTCGAAATCGTTAATCCTAACTCTCTCGCGCATTCGTTACATTGTTTCGCTGCCTTTAATTGTAGTTTTTGCAAATAGCCGTATTTTGCCAACTGCTCGTCTAACTGCGTCGCCTCTGCCACCTCGCTTTTTTTGTCCGGTACAAATTTGATCTTGTTTAATTGCTTTGTCAGTTTTTCGTACTCGCTATTTGCTCGCACATAGCGCGCCAAAACGTCGCAATCTAGGTTCGTCATAATCCCAATATCTATTAACTGCTGCGCGATCTCGTTAAATTTCTCTTTTTCTTTCTTTGCCAGATAGGCAGGCGGCGTTACATTGTCGCACGGCGCCGTGACTTCCGCTTTCTTTCGTTTCTCATATTCTGCTTTCGTTAAATGCTTTTTGCCTTTCGCCGCTATAAGGTCGATAGGCTCTCTTGGTCGTGCCATTGTCGCTACCTCCTCTCCAAAAAATTTTCATTTAGGGAGTTTTTGCGGGAATTTAGGGGGGCTGCGGTCTTGGGCTAAACGGCTAAAACTTTTTTGCCACCCCCTCACACCTTAACGTTTCTGTACTCCTTAATCGCTTTTCGTAGTCGGTCTTGCATTTCCCTTTTGCTTTCCTCATTTGCATACGCTTGTTTTATAGTCTTTTCGTGTGTTTCTTCGGACACGCTAATAAGATTGTTCGGATCTAGTCCTTTGCTTGGATCCTCGCGGTACTCTATGATGTGATGTACCAATGACGCTTTTACTATGCGTCGCTCTGTTGTATACAAATAAAGATCTATATGATTGTCTAGGGTTAATACCCTTTGTCTTGCTATTTGCCACGCCTTAGAATTGTAAAAGGCTTTCGCCTTTCTGTCTCTGTACTTGGTATCGTATTCTTTATCCCGCTGCGCCTTTGTGACTGTATGTCTATCGCAGTAGGTCTTTGTTATGTCTATTACCTTGTTGCAGCCCGGGTGGGCGCAAAACTTACGTAGGGGCATATATAGAAACCTCCCAACAATGTAAAAGCCCCGGGGTATAAATAAATATACCTCGGGGCAATTTGTATTTTTTTAATATTTCATTGTAAACATTTTAACGTAGTTAAACGGAAATGTCTAGGGCGTTAAATCGGGCGTGTTGTCAAGTGCTCTCAACTGCTGCATTTATTAACGTTCTGCATTGCCTTTATAAGTGCCTCTGACGCCTCCTGCGCACTTATTCCTACTTGTGGTATTTGCATTGTGATAGTTGTTTCTTGTGGTATTATGTACGCCTCCGCCTCCATTCTTTTATTATTGCAATATTCTTTATTGCTGCATTGTCTGCATTTCTTAGCCATTCTGCTATAACTTCCTATTTTACAACCGTTAATTGTTGTTTCACTCATTTTGTTCCTCTCTTTGTTTCAATTCTTAATGCCTGCAATTATTCGTTTATTCTCTCGTCTGTGCGTCCAAAAAATCTATCATTCCACATATTGTTATTTTTGTCCCTTCCTCCGTTTGGTATATTTCCTCTTTGCTGTGTTGCGCGCACCACACGACTGCTGCCGCGTTTATTCCTGCTAATACGCCTGCCATTTCTGCTGCGCTATCAACATTCTTTATGTCCTCTTTTACCTGTTGTAAATTTGTTTTTTCTTTTCCCTCGATAATCTTAAGTTTTCTCCTTTCTTTCTCTGCCTGACAATCTGTTATTATAAATTTCTCGCAATTAAATTTCTTATTGTTTTTACCCTCTCCGTTATAATACCTGCAATAGTCACAATTAAAACACGCCTCTTTTTGTTCTCCGGTTTTTACGTTTAGATTTTCAACGTTATTTGCGCATTTGCAGCATAGGCAGCCGCCGCATGGAAAAGCGTAATTTATATTTTCCTCTTGCAGCTGCTGTCTCTTTTCTTCAAATATTCCGGGTAATGTTAATTGTTCGTACTTCACTATATCGCGTCCGATCCAAACAATAATACCGCCATTTCTCTAATAAGTGTGTTTTTATAGCTTCTTACCGTCTTTTCGTTAAGGTTGTCCGGGTAACCGTCGGTATTGGCTAAAATATCCGTGATTTCCTCCCAAGTGTAAACCTCCTCGTTTACCCGCTTGCCCTCTTTTGTCTCTTTTCGCTGCAAATAGCGGATTTCGATAGCCTCATAGCCCTTTCGGTCTCTGATTTTACTAAGTGCTTTTTCTATTCGCTCTATATCGCTCTTGGATCTTTCGTATGACGCTTGGCGATCTCTTAATATTGTGTCCTCGTCTTTTGGCGTAGATCCATTCTTACAATATGAGGTAATCGACTTGCTTTTTCCGTGAAAAGCAATATCTAAATATTCCTGCTCGTCTGCTACGTGTTCCTTAAGTGCGCGGTAGCAATATAAGATCTTTTCGGTGTTCTTAAATGCCTCGTCTTTCATCTGCTTTTGTCTGTCGATCCACGAAATACTATTCATTTTCTTAAATACTTCGTCGATTGTGGTTAATATGGTTTCCTTTGTTTCCTTTGTTACACTCATTCTATGCCTCCTCAACTTCTCCGAATATTTCTTTGTATTTATCCG